GGTGCCTGCTCCGGTCAGGCTGTCTTCAGAGAATCCCTGGCGCACCTTGTTCAAGAACTCGAACACGTCCTTGTCCGCAGACAGCCCCGTGGCCTTCAGCTTCGCGACAAGCTCGGGCGTCCCGAACTGCTTGACGAGTTGCTGCACGCCGCGAGCGCGGACCTCGTAGTCCTCGCCGTGGAGCTTCTTGATCTCGGCCGCGTTGGCCGCCATCTGCTCTGCGAAGTGTGCTTCGGCTTTCACCGAGAGGTCGATCTGCGCGTTCACCAGCTTCTGCGCTGCATCCTGCGACAGGCCGAGTTCCTTGAACAGCGGCGTGACCTCTTCCACGATGTCCTTGTCGAGTTCCTTCCCTTCGTGCGCCTCAAATGCGTATGACTCGGGTGCTTCGGTTGCATCGCTGGCGGCCGTCCCGTCAGCGGTCCCCTCTGCGTCCGCGCCTGCATCTCCTGTGATCGGATCGCCGGATGCGTCCCCTGCGTCTGCCGGTGCGTCAGCACCAACGACAGGGTCCACTACTGCGGCGTCAGCAACTACTGCCGGATCGGCGTCCGGCTTCGGGTCCATCTCTAATGGTTTCGGGTAGCCTTCGGGCATGGTCAGTTCTCCTCGCCGTCATCGGCCAGCTTCACGAGCCGGGCGGCGTCCACGGCGGTCTGTAGTTCGGTCATCATCATTTCCTTCCAGCACTCGGGGGCGGTGGCCTCGCACGAGTACAGGATCTTCAGCCCCACGTTCCTCTCACCCTCGCGCATGGCGGTCAGCACCGCGTTGTTCGCGACCAGCGACGGCTCATGGATGTGACAGTAGGACAGGATCGTTCGGATCACGCGGCGGCCTTGTTCCTGCTGCATGATCGCGAGCCAGTCCTGGGCCTCCTGCTGCTGTCGCAGGCGGTCGCGGTTGATCATCGTCCTCTGGGCCTGCTCGTTGCCCAGGATGCCCTCGGTGATCGGTGAGTCGGGTGAGTCCATCTACACGGCCTCCAAGCTCTCGGGTTCGACCTCTTGGCCTCCGGTCTTCGCGAACTGTTCGTTCAACGCGGCGAGGTTGGTCAGGTCGGTGTCCCCTGCGGTCTTCATCGCCCCGGCGATGTTCGGCATGGCGGCCGACTGCTCGGCCATCTGCGCGGCCTGCTGCTGCGCTTGCCGCTCGGCTCTGATGCCCTCGACCTCTTCATCGCTGCGGATGATGTCGGGATCGACGCCGGTCATGTCCGCGTAGTGGTCGGCCACGCGGTCGGAGTCCACCTTGTCGATCATGTCGGGGAACAACTCAGCGTTCTGCGCGATGAACCCCACGAACCGCTCGATGCCCACGGTGGCGACCAGCTTCTGGGCCTGCGCCAGGATGCTGATGTACTCCACCTTCGTGGCCTGCCCCTGGAGCGAGTCAGGCGCGTCAGGAAGGACGCCAGCGCGGTGGGCCACGTCGAACGTGCGGTCGATCATCGGGTCGAGTAGCTCGTCGCTGATGCGCTCCAGCACCGGCCCGAGTTGCAGCATCTTCTCCTCGTGCCGCTCCTCGATCTCGCGTGCCGTCATGTTCGGGACGGCGGTGTTCGCCAGCATCAGGAACAGGTCCGCGAAGTACGCGCTGTTGATCAGGCGCTCCTTCTCCTGAATGTCGGCGCGGATCTCTTGCAGCCCTCGGGCGTCCACCGTGAACGCAGGCTCGAACTTCTGTCCGGTCTGCGAGTCGAGGTAGGTGACCATGCCGGGTCGCAGCGACGCCTGCTCGTTGCGGAGCGCAGCGGGGCCGACCATCGGCGGGTTGACCAGCTTGTCGATCAACTGCGCCTTGCGCTTCTCCATGTGCTGGAGAGCCTTGATGTCCCCGAGGGCCTCCATGCCGGGGCTGTTGGCGTAGGCGTCCTCGCCCTCGACCTCCCAGCGCACCGCGTTGAACGGCTTGGTGTTGAACCCGGACTCCAGCAGGATGTCATCGGAGCTATCGTCCATCTCGAACCAGACGCTGCGCCAGGGTTTGCCGCCCCGGTCGTACAACATCGGGTTGGCCTCTTCGTTCGGCTCGATCACGTTGATGATCTCGAACGTGTCATCGAGACGGCCGTTGCGCTGCGCGTCCTTGATGCCGGTGCTGGCCTTCTCATCACCGAAGGCCCTGACGATCTGCCGCACGCTCAGTTGTACGGTGCGGTACAGCGTGTCCGGCTTGAAGTTCTCATCGAGCGCGAGGCAGTAGGTGCCGGGGGACAGGACGTGGTGCCGGAACGTGTCGCGTTCGCTTTCGAAGATGATCTGGCACGCTACCCCGAAGTCTCCGAGGTGCCGGTACATCCGGGGTAGCGCGTTGTATGTATTGGTCTTCGCGTACAGTTCGAGCAGGATGTCCCGTACATCGTTGAGGTAGCGCCGGGCCTCGGCGTCGTTGTTCGACTCGGGGTCGAAGGGCGCGAGCCTGAACCAGGGGCGGGACGGCGGCGTGTTCCCGGCGTGCATCCCCGAGGACAGGATGCGGCTCGCCTTGGTCGCCGTGCCGTTGATGATGAACTGGTTCTGCTTGGTGCCCTGGTTGCGTCGGCTCTTGTACAGCCGGAGGGCGCGGGGGTGGATGTAGTTGCTCAGTTCCTGCCAATGCGCGTCCCAGCCGCGCCCCGACCGCTCGTTCCAGAGGGCCTGCTTGCGCTTCCTGAGTTGCTGTACCTGAAGCGGACCCATCAGCGGCCTCGGGACGGCGTGGCCGGTGCCCGTTGCTGTTGGGACTGGGTCGGCATCAGCGACGGCGACGCCAGACTCGGCAGGGGCCGCACCCCGGCAGGCCCGGTCAGCACCGTGGACTTGAGGCCACGCCGGGCGGCACTCAGGCGGCGCAACCTGTCACGGGCCTGCTGAAACGCAGGGGACAGGGTGGGCGTGATCGGCGGGGGCAGGGGCTGCGGAGGCGGAATACTTGGACTTCCCACGGGAGTCCTCCTATGTCGCCGCCATCCTACCCCCTACATCTTGTGCCTGTCAACGAGGGGGTACAACATCTGGTACGAGCGTACCAGGGAGCGAGTTCGCGAACTCACGCCCTGGTAAAGGGTGCGGCGATACGTTACGGGAATCCAAAACGCACCCCTTTCCCCGTTCGTTCGGTCCGTTCGTTCGGTCCGTTCGTTCGGTCAACACCACGAAATGAATAATATCGTGGGGGTTTCGTGGCATTACCTTCACTCGAACGGGTCGTAGTCCTCCTCGCCTTCCGCCCTATACGAGCGGGTCAGCGTCTGCGCCGGGGTCTGCCGGGAGACGCTGAAGGCGAACGTCAGCACCAGCGCGTCGGCTCGGTCGGGGCTGTCCAGGCCCCGCTTTTCGAGGTCATCCTTGGATTCGAGGAACAGTTGCTGGGTCGCTGTCCAGTCGTACTCGCGGTTCTGGAGTTGCTCGGCCAGCACGTCATCGCCTTCCGGCAGCGCCCCGCCGCCCTTCAGCCAGTCCCGTGTACGGCCCCACATCTCGGCTGACTTGTTCTTGTACCGATCAGCCCGGTCGGCCCGGCCGCCGAACAGCACGTCGTGCGTGTGGTAGCCCAGTTGCCGCAGGCGGTCGATCACGCCGGACCCGTTGCCGCCGCCATCCACGAAGACGGCCGCAGGGGGCGTCCCGGTGCGCCTGAGCATCTCGATCAGTTCGACCACACGAGCGGCCAACTGCATGTTGTCGAGGCCCCTGAAGACCCTCCAGGGCACGCTGGCGGCGTCCATGCCACGGCGGATGGCGATCACGCTCTCCGCGTCGCCGTGCCGGGCCACGTCCACCCCGAGGACCGTGGGCGTGTCGAGGGCCTGCTCCTCCGGCTTGCGTGCCCTGGCCATCCTGATCACGTCGGCCGCGATCAACTGTCTGCTCGATGCCCTCGGGAACTGGCCCTTGACCCGGACACGCACGAAGTCGCTGTCCTCACCGAAGTCATCGATCCACTCTTGGAACAGCCGCTTGTTGGTGATCGCCACGTCACGGCTGTCGATCTGGTACGTCAGCCAGCGGTGCCGGAGCCGGTGGAACACGTCGTAGAAGAACCCGCTGTTGCGCGTGGGGTTGCCGAACAGGAACCTGAACGGCTCACCATCGGTCAGCCCACCCTCACTCACCTCGAAGATCACGCGCTCGATGGCCGAGGCTTCATCGAAGATGTAGTACGAGGACGATGACGCGGCGTGCTGCCCGGCGAACGCTTCGGACTGCTCCTTCTTCCATGTGATCGCGTTGACGCCCCAGCCGCTGTCGGCGTTGTGTCGGATCGCCTTGTCCCCGATCACCCACCAGCCTGCGAGCAGCGACTTGCGTCGCCACTTCTTGATCTCGGCCCAGGTCTTCGTGTGCAACTGCGTGCCGGTGTTCGCGGTCACGATGCCCTTGGACTTGTACCGCGTGTCCCCGAGGAACCCGACCAGCCACCCGGTGATCGTTGACTTGCCGATGCCGTGGCCGGACGCTGCTGCCATCTGCACCGGGTCCACGGCGGCCGTACCGTCGAACTTGCGGCCCTTGATCTGCGCCCCGAGGTCGAGGAGGAACGCAATGGCCCACGGGTCGGGGCCGTGCTTGACGTGGTACTTGTCCTGCTGCTCCTCGGGTAGCTCCACGATCTGGAGTTCGTAATCGTTGGCCCAGTCGTAGGACGCCATGACGTAGCCAAGTGGATCGTCCATGCAGTCCCCGACCTCGTCCACCAGAGCGTCGTGGTAGTCCTCGGGCCGCCATGTACCGTTCGCCAGGATGCTCATGCGTTCCTCACCACGAACCCGCTCGTGTCCTTCTTGGCCCTACCCTTCGCGACCAGCCCCACCACGGTGCCCGGCGGGTCGGCAGGTCGGAAGTCGGTGACCTCGGGGATCACAGGGTAGCCGCCCCACTCAGTCTCCGGCATATCGTCCTCGCTGCCGTACACCACCGCCACGGTGCCGTCGTGCCGCAGCACGTCCTTGCACTCTTTCCCGTTCAACTCCGAACGGCTGAACGTCAGGCTATAGTTGCTCGGCCAATGCCCACGCTCGGTGTCTCGGCCGAGGTAGTGCATCATCCGCCCCACGAGCTTGGTGTAGTCATAGAACACCGTGTCGGGGTTCATGCTGATGATCGTCTGCCCCCTGCTGTTCTTGAGCTTCTCCCACATACAGTCGGTGGTGCCGTTCAACCGCACCGCTGCGACCATGTCCAGCTTGTCGGCCTTGCGGTGCAGCGACGCGATGTCCTTGTTGAGGTCGCGGAAGAACGCATCGCGGTCATCGAACAGGCGCTGGGTCTTCCGCACCCTGGCCTCCTGGGTCTTCGCCATCCCGCCCCGGCCGCAGTAGAACAGGCATAGCTCGGCGCACGCTGGCGAGTGCCCGGCGCAGAGGTTGCCGCGCCCTGCGGTGTCCACAGGTGCGAGGTACATGATGCCGGTGAGGATGCCGAGGGCCTCGGACAACACCGTGCGCGGGTCAGACCGAACTGCGAGTAGCCTCATGTCAGCAGCACCAGTCTGTAGCGCCAGACCCCGCCGCCAACGGATTCGCTCTCCACCCTGTAGCCCCCGAACTTCGCCTTGCGGAGGTCGCGCAGCCGTGCCGATACTCCAGTCTCCGAACCCTCAACCGCGTCGGCAATCTCGCGTAGAGTTCTCCAGCGGCCGTCCACGATCAGGCCAAACACTTTCTTGTTCTGGCCGCTGAGTCTGACGTAGTCGCGCCCCGGCTCATACGTTTTCCCGTCCGGGTGCGGGAGCGTATCGAACAGCGGCCCGTGGACCTCGTGCAATGATTCCTTCATTCCTTCACCACTCCAGCAACCGCGTTCATGATGTCGAGCGCACCCTCGACGCTGAACTCGGCACGCTGCATGAGCCGACCGTCGTGCTGGCCCTTGTCCCATGCCCACTCCATGATGTAGAACCACGTCGGGTTGCCGTCGTTATCGATAACTACGTCGAGCATCATGTCGCCATTGCTTTCATCAATTCCGTAGCGTTTGATCGTCTTGCCGATGCCATGCTGCGATTCGTCCATTACTCTCCCTCCCTCTTCCTGTACCACTCCACGCCGTCCTCGCCCCGGTGATTCACTTCGACCAGGGCCACGGCCTGTTGTTTCGATGCGGTCATCACCACGAGCGGCCTGAAGTCTCTCGCCTTCTGGTCGCCGCCTGCGTCGTTGAGGTGGACGCGGATCACGTCGAGCAACTGCACGCCGTCCACGGTGAATGTACGCACGGTGATCCTGCCAGGGGGCAGGTTGTTGGTCGGCATCAGCTACTCTCCTTCAGCTTGCGTTGTCTGATCTCTGCGAGCCTGCGCCCGATCTCCTCGCCGCCCCTGATCTCGTGTACATCCACGAACAGCTTGAAGTGCTTGCCGAGTTGTTCGAGCGCCCTGATCTTGGCATTCATCGCCACGCCCCGGACGTTGCCTTCCTTGTCGAACCTGATGTCGCTGACGGCCCGGCGTGCAGCCTTGGGCCACGAGCGCAGTTCCATGATGTTGCCGTGGTCATCGTAGATTTCGGTGATGTCCACGAGCGCGATGGCTGCGATCTCCTCGATCACCCGCTCGGGGGTAATGGCACTCCCTTCGAACGCTGCCGCCTGTCTGGTCTTGATGGCGTCGCGAATATGAGGCTTTGCGAGCAGTTGCTGCGCGTATGTCTTGGCGTACCCGACCTCGCGTCCGGCCTGCTCGGCGTTGAGGCTGATGCAGTAGTGGTCGATGAACCGCCGCTGTTTGGGGGTGACCTTGGCTTTGCTCATCTCTCCTCCTTCGCGCAGTCGGGGCAGGGCTTGCACCCGTACCCGGGACACGCGGGGTTCTCGTCGTGCCACGTGGAATGGTGCTTCCATACACCGTCGCGCTTCCACCCCTTCGTCCCCCCACAAGTCCCGCACTCGCTCGCCTCGTCGTGCCACGGGTCTTGGCATACGTTGCGTGTCGCGCACCCGCTTGGGCACTCGCTCGCCGGGGAGTCGGGAGGGGTGGGCGAGTACCCCGCGACGACTTCACGAGCGCATTCATCTCCAGTTTTCCCCTCAATGATTTCGTGTAGTCGCCTGAGTTCCTGTTGCAGGTACGCCTCTGGTGCGGTCTGCGCTTCAAACCACAGC